CATCGTTCTTCGTGGCGTAGCCAGAGAAATCGCACTTAACTGCCATTTTGACTACTCTCCATCAGTTCGGAAATTGGTACCTCCGATGCAGGGACTTCGTCGACCGGCTCTTCGCCAGGCGGCTGTTCCTCGCCCATCGGATTGATGTTGGAGTTCACCAACTGGTTCGCCGTCTCGTCTTCGGACTGGGCCCAGCCGAACTTCGGTCGAAGCTCATTGGCCGTGCCAATCTCGTTACGCTTGACGGAGTCGACCAGCTTGGACATCTCCTCCAGCGGGACGTTGAGGAACGGATCCTCGATCGCCATGATCCGCTGTCGCTGCGTTCGGGCAGTCTTGGTGAGGAAAGTCCTGGTGATGGCATCCGTGATCGCCTTCAGAACTGGACGAACCGTTCGGTTCTGGTAGTTCAGCATCTGTCGAGCATCGGCCTTGCCAGTGAAGACATCCTCAGTCATTCCGAGCTGGTTGTACAGCTGCGTAGTGAGCCACTGGATCTGGCTCATGAGGTTGTTCTCGGACGGTCGGTTCAGCTGGGTGATTCGTTCTGCACCATCGGTGTAAGCGATACCGTACTGCGACCCAGCGAGCTGTTCCTCAATCGCCTTTCGACGTGCCTCGGCCTGCTGCTTCTTCAGCTCAGTCTTGACGACGTACGGGAGCTGAATGATGATGTCCAGCTTACCCGATCCAGACTGCTTATCGATGGCATCCAACAAGTGGAGCTTCTGCGTCAGTCGCTGCAGCGTCGAGTTCGGAGCATTCATCACACTGTACAGAGGGTTCTGTACAACAGCGACAAACTCCTTCTCTAGAGTCAGCTGTTCTCGCTGTCCAGTCTGGTCGTTGTAGACCTCAACTCGAACGTGGCGAGGATACCAGTTCAGGATTGTGCCGACTCGCATAGACTTGATGTCATAGCCCTGAGTCAAATCTGGGCTGACGTCTGTATCTACTGGAACGATCGCTACAGCGCCCTCTTCGAAGAGCGTGAGTACCAAATCCTGGAAGAACCCCTGACCGGTCTGATCAATGTTGGCACTCAGAGATAGGCAGTCGTCAAGGTAGCTACGGTAGTAGCTCTTGAGGTTGCCATTATCGTCAGTCTTGACATGTCGAATAGGAACATTCGATACATCGATAGCAATCTGGTTATAGATGCTCGTGACGATTGTCTGGTCGCCTACGACAGGTCGGTAATTCAGGTTTGGATTACCGAATGTCCATGAACCATACTCCGGTGTGAAGTTCTTCTTGTCCGGGGATTTTGAAAACGCATTCCATGCGTGAGCTAGTCGATCACTAAGACCCATTTCACCTCCTCGCTCATTCGAATGCCTCCTTGTTGATCTTGTATGCCACGAAGGCATCCATCAGAGCAGCCACTGAGTCGATCTTCTCTTCTGAGCGTTTCTTCAGCAGCTTTCGGTTTCCGTTGGTATCCTCAAGGGTGACGCAGTTCCCCATAGTGAAGGACATGAGTTCCTGGTCAAAGATGAGAAGGCGTTCAGATGCCAGCTTCTTCAGCTCCCCGAGGGGGACTGATTCAGTCCTAGCGCCCTGAATGACCTTCTCAATACCATACGGGCCGTTCTCCTGTTCCCACCGGGTTACAAACTCCTTGGCGTTGTACGGGTCGAACCCAAACGCCGAGACGTCGTACTTCTGTTCGTCGATGTACTGGTCTAGATCTTCATAGACCTCCATCATGTCCAAGACAGTACCCTCCATTACTCGGAGGCTTCCTTCTTGGATGAACTCGTCATACTTCTGGCGTAGAGCCCCGGGCAACTTCATGAGCGTCAGCTCAGAGATGTATGCTAGGGTCTTTACGCCGAAAGCCTGATTCCTTAGTGGGAACAGGAAGGTGAACGCACAGAAGTCATCGCCCTGGGACAAGTCTGCGCCCATAGCGCACTGCATATTCCAGAAGGTGTTCTTCCTGTGCGGGATCGTCTCCTCGTAGGTGAAGAAGTACGTGTATCCCTCCATGGGGATTCCGAACCTCTTGGCGAGGATGTCGTTTCGAGCGGCCGGGGCTTGTTCCATTCGCTCGACGTCCTGCTGATACCGATCATACGAGACGGTGATGCCGATGTTCGGCTGGGCTTTCACCCACATAGCAGGATCTGCTACTTCCTTGATGTCGTCAAGTCTGTAGTAGAAGATTGAGATATGAGGAGCGATGTATTCGCCCTTCAGTATTTTGAGCAACTCCATCTTCATGGTGTCGCCCACCGCATTGCGGATGGTTCCCTCGGATGATACGGCCAGAATGACCGGGTCATCGATCTTTGAGGCGCCCTGTTCAAGTGCACCGACGACATCCTCACGGATGTCTCCGGAAAGCCACTCGTCCACCGTGCAAACCTTGGGTCGGAGACCCTGTAGCTTATCGATAGACATGGGTCGAACCTCGAGGAGGGATCCGGTGAGGAAGTTCTCCACACCCTTCTTCGTAGCAACCAGCTTCTGGCGGTTAGCCCTCGCACCAGTTGTATTTTGAATGGATCCCTCGGTCAGGAACTTGTACAGCGGACCTCTGGCTCGGGTGATAGCGGTCCGGAAAGGACCCATCACCTCTTCAGCCTGCTTCATGGTCGGAGCCGTAGCGATCTGATGCGTCGTTGTAGTGTCAATCACCATGAAGTAGTTCTGGATGAGTGACATATACATCGACTTCGCCGCTCCACGAGCAACGATCAGATACTGCTTGATTGTAAGGCGCTTCTTTACTGTTTTGGTCTCGTATCGACCGCCGACTCCATCCTCATACGGGACGAAGACCTGGCGATCCTCGAAGTAGTACCAGCCAAGGAGCTGTTCGGCCCAGAGCTTGAAGCTGTCGAGCAAATGGAGGTCGGCTCCGTCGGACAGCGTGAGCTCGTTCTCGCAATAAGCGATAAATCCCTCTACAGCCTTGTCGTCGTAGTAGTATTCCGGGTTTGCGATCAGAGCATCGATGCGATTCATCTCGCATGAGATCTCTTCACATACCGGAATCTCTCCTCGGACGACTGCATCTCGAAACTGCCCGTAGTATTTTGGTACTGCGGTGTTCGAGAGCATTACTTAGCTGTGCTCCCAGGGTTGCGCGGGTAGCGCTTCTTCTTGGGAGAAGGCTTGGTCTGCTTATACGACTTCGGCTTCTCGATCTGCTTTGGCGTAGACGCCTTAGGTAGCTTCTTACGATCGAGGCCACCAGTAGAGCTATATGTCTTATGCGCCTCTTCGGCGACAACTGACGCAGCCTCTGCTGCTTCCTTAGCCTTTTCTGCCGCTTTCTTGAGCGTCTCTCCGGCTGACTTTCCGGTCTTACCGGGATCGAACGACTTATCGAAAGCCGTCTTCATAGCCTTGGTTGCGGCGTACGTTCCAGCTTTAGTCAGAGAGTTCTCGAGGATCGACCGAGTGACCTCACGACCTCGAACCAGGTGGCGATCGGCCTTGAGCTCCCGATAGCGTTTCTCTTGCTCCAGCCGCTTAATTCGGGACTGAAGCTCGGAGTCGCTGATCTTCTTGTATCCGCGATTTGCGAACTTCTTTCTGGCCTTAGCGTCGGCCTTTGCCTGCTTCTTTCCGGCAACTCGGGCATCATGAGCCTGCTTAGCCTTCTGAACCTTAGCCGCTCCAGTTCGGGTGGTCTTGATGGTTGTCTTGGTGGCGTTGGCGGTGAATCGCCCACTCTTCTGGATGGCCTTGATGGTGGCCTTTCGACCAGCACTAGCCTTCTTGCGGATGACGCCCCATTTCTGGCCTTTTACGCCGTGGTGAATGAGGTCTTCTACCTCTGCTTCCCCTCGGTCTGGTAGATCAGTCGCCATGCTGCCTCCTCGATCAGCTTCTGGTAAGCTTGAACCAAGAAGGAGTTCCCCGGTGGGTCGAAGAACAGCTTAACCTTCATGGCAATGTATGACTTGATGGCTGCCTCATCGTTGATGTCATCAAAGACAGTCCAAGCCGTGTCTTTCTCAATCGGGACATCGCATTTTGGCCCCAATTGTGCGAGATCCATCCGTGCAGTGTTAATGTGCATCAGGATCTGGTCATCGAAGGCATCATAACCCGGCATGATGCCGATTGCCTTCTTGGTATCTTCAAGAATGGTTCCCATTAGATCCTCCAGGGAGCTTGATCATTCGGTCGACGCTC